TTTCAACTTTGATATCATCCAAATCAATAGTCACAGGAACTTGAGTCTCCTCATCATCAGGACAAATAATATTAACTTCAAGTTCTTCACCAACAGATTTACCTCTAATATTAAGGAAGAGGTATTCGATATCAAATGTGGGAAGGGATTCAATCTTGAGTCCCTTTGTAAGAACACAATTTTTGATAACGTTTTTAATTGCTGTTGTGATTTGCTTAGTGTCTTCACTCTCTAAAGCAATCACCAGCACCTTTTCCTCTTTAACTAGGAAGGGTCTATATTGAATGGTTTTTCCTGAAGATGGCAACTCAAGTTCATAAGTTGGCGCAGCAATTCTTGGTAAAGGCATAATGACCTATAGATATTTCAGTGTGATTATTTATTGAGGTATACGGAACGGTGGAAGGGTTGGTGCATCCGTAAAGAAGTTGGTGCTGTCAGTTTCGATGCCAAAATCCAGACCGAGATCCGGTGCATTAGTAAATGCATCAGCATTAAATGTTGCTTGATCCGTAATGGATTGATCAAATATTCTATCTAATTGAGGTGTAGAATTATTTCCACTATCAGATGGTTGTGGAGCAGGGACTTGATTAACAATATATCTCAGGTAATTAAAAGATACCTGGCATTTGATGAGTGACGACGCATCATATGACAATGGCATCGCAGAGATTGTGAATGGAAAGGCATCCACAAATTCATACCTCAACGAATTTCTATAATCTTTCTCAAATTTTATAACATGAAGTCCTTGTTCACATTTATATCCAGTATCTTTTCCTTTTGGAAATCTCATTCTGTAATGATAGTTAGGACTCTTAGCATTAGAAGGTCCCCTTGCCTTATCTTGTGAAACAATTCCATCAATCCACGTTTCAAAAAATCTAATAGTTTCATAATTCTTACCATCAACATAGAAAGTTAAATCAATCCTATCATCATATATTCTTCTATATGCATATTTTTCGGTAACACCATGATGAATATTCCTAAGTTCAGTGGTAGCTAGTTGAGATCCGGGAAGACTAGCATCTGAGCATCTCAAATTTAAATCACCTTGACCACTTGTTCCAAACATACCAGTTGATCCCATGAATGGAGGTATTGGAATCGTTACCTCAAATTGAGATGAGAGTGAAGGTCTAAGTAATTTTGATTTAATGTCTGAGACAGATATTTTTTTAGGCATTTATAAATATTTTTACCTTATATATTATGTATGTCACAAAGTATCAAGAGTAAATACAAACCTTCATTTCCTAGGAAGTATAAGGGCAACCCTAATAACATTATATGCCGAAGTAGTTGGGAACGCAAGTTTTGTAAATGGTGTGACTTGAATGAAAATATTATGGAGTGGGGTAGTGAGGAATTTTGGATTCCTTACGTCTCTCCCGTAGATAAAAGAGTTCATCGTTATTTTCCTGACTTCATAGTCAAGGTAAAAGAAAGCACAGGTCAAATAAAAACCTATGTGATTGAGGTAAAACCAAAGAGACAAACCATGGAACCCAAGAAAAAAACTAGGGTTACAAAATCATATATTCATGAGTGTAAAACATATGCTGTGAACCAGGCAAAATGGAAAGCAGCAACTGAGTTCTGTGAAGACAGAAGAATTGAATTTAAAATAATCACCGAAGAAGAACTAGGTATCAAATGAATCGTATTGAACCTATTATCAATGAAATAAACGCCACCATGGATACAGAATCTCAAATGGAGATGATCATGGAAGCACTTAATGATACGGTTGCACCAATACCAGATGTAGGAACGTTCTGTACCTTTGTATATAATGCAAAGACACCAAACATACGTTACGATCAGCACCCTTTAGTTGCAGTGACTGACATTTTTTCATGGGGATTCCGTGCTATAAATTTTCACTGGGGAGAAACACGTCAATATACATGGGGAGAAATTGCAGGACAAGTTTATATTGTAAATCAAAGAGAACTAGATGATTTGATATCTATTAATTATGGAAAAATTATGCTAAATAGATAAAAATCTAGAAAATAATGTCTACTCAATGGACCAAACTTAGAGGTGATGGAAATAGTTGGGTGCAAGAAAATGATACTTGGAAGGCAAATTTTCCTGTAAAAGCAGCAGGACCAGGCACTGATACTCTAAACACTAAAGGTCAAGCTAGAGCAGATACTAAAACAATGGTTGCAGTAGTTAATCCTACAACCGGTGCGTATGATATTTCGCAGGCAGATGTTTTTGGAAGGAGAACTCCAGTCTATAGTTATAATCCAGAGACTGGACAATCGACTCCATATGGTGATGGAACATTATTTAATAAAGCATTTACTGGAAAGGCAGGGGAGGCACAACTTAAAAATCTCAACACGTTGGTGAAGAAAGCCACACTTGATAATCTAGAAAGACACACTGAGACTTTAGAAGGACTTGGAGATACTCCTAGATCTAAACTTGCACAAAAATATTTAAGCGAGATCTCAAAAAAAGGTGCATATAAATCATTAGCAAACACTGCAGAAGAGTCTGAAGATGATACTGCTAATGATGATGGTGGCGGTGGTGGTAATGACGATAGCACTGACGATCCTGCCAATGGTGGTGGAGACGGCACTAATAGTATCTTTAGAGGTAAGTCTGCTGCAGGAACAAGGGACTCAAATTTTGGAGATCATAGATTTCCAAGTGACCTCGGCAACTCCACGATGGATGTAATCAAATTTAATATGGTTAAATTTAATCCTAGAAAATTCACCGATGCTGGTGATGGATTACAGGGATTAAAAGATAGAGCAAAGGGAACAATCATCGGGTCTGTTGTTCTTCCTATTCCAGGTGGTATTCAAGAGAACACATCTGTTGCTTTTGGTGATGGAACTATGACACCTTTACAAGCAGCGGGTGCAAAGATAATGGATGCTGCTTTTGGACGGGGCGAAGGAATAAAGGGAGCAGGCGGTGCTGCAGGCACAGCTCTACAAGAGGCAATAAAAGATCAAACTACAAGGACAGCACTTGAAGCATACTTTACCGGACAGGGTATTGGATTATCTGTTGATCAAGTGTTAGCAAGAACAAGGGGAGTAGTGGTCAATAATAATCTTGAATTATTATTCCAAGGTCCAGTTTTAAGACCATTCAATTTTAATTTTAAATTAAGTCCCAGAGATGATACAGAGGCACGGTCTATAAGAAGCATTATAAGATTTTTTAAGCAAGGAATGGCACCTTCAAGATCACAGGGCAATTTATTTTTAAAAGCACCACACATGTTCGAGATTGAATATATTACAAGAGGTGAAAAAGGAACAAAGCATCCATCTCTTAACTCATTTAAAACATGTGCGTGTATCGGTTTTGCCGTCAACTATACTCCTGATGGAACATATAATACCTTTGATGATCCTGGTGCATCAATGACAGCATATGAACTGAGAATGCAATTCAAAGAACTTGATCCTGTATATAATGAAGACTATGGTAACACAGGCGATTTACCAGCAGAAGTAGGATTCTAAAATGTCAAGTTATTTTTCCGAACTACCAGACTTTGAATACGTCAGCAGACTTCCTGACGCTAGAATATCAGATTATATCAAAGTAAAAAATTTATTTAAGAGAGGATTTTTAAGGGAAGATATTTTTCAAAATTTATCATTCTTTTCTAAGTATCAAATTGTAGGTGATGATAGACCAGATAATGTCGCATTTAAAATTTATCAAGACTCATCTCTTGACTGGTTAGTATTAATTGCAAATAATATTTTAAATGTGGCAGATGAATGGCCTATGGCATCATCATCTTTTGATGAAATTTTATTAGATAAGTATGGAAGTTATGATACGCTTTTCAACGGAATTCATCACCATGAAACCATAGAGGTAAAGGATTCGAGTAATAAAAAAATAATAGTGCGTGGACTAGAAGTAGAATCTGATTTCTCTATAACATTCTTTGATCAAAACGTTAGTGAATATAAAACTTTAACCCCCGTCATACCAATTACAAATTATCAATATGAGGAAAAAATTAATGATGCTAAGAGAAATATTTACCTAT